CTGTCATGGCTTTCGCCGATCGTATTTTGACAAAATACGTAAAACGAATGACCCGGAGATTATCCACCTCCGCTATTGTGGAAACACAATAGGAAAGGTCTCTTGCTGTGAAAAGCTATCTCAACGTGTATCCTGGTAGTGGACAAATAGTAAATACTGATTCCGGCGGGTGGAGCGATCCTCCTGCTAACTCAGTATCGTCTATTTGGATCCCTAACGCTCGAACTAGACAGTTGAGCGCGGGTCCTATCGTCCACGGGGACAAGACATCCCCAAACCCTCACGGGTTTTCCGTACACGATTCTACGTGCCTGTCCGGCCGTATGGTTACGAGAACTTATGGGAATAAGTTTCCGCAACCAGGGGGCGGCTTTGGTGTCATAAACACCACTGTCGAACTAGGTTGTTTTCAGGAGTTCCCTGATCCTCATCCTGGTAACGTTGTTAGCGATACCTCGTATAACAATGCCCTATCCAAGTTCAACGAAGAGCTCAGGGGAAACCTTGACTTATCTGTTGCGCTTGCTGAGGCTCCGAAGACCTTCAAGATGCTGAAAAGCACAATTGGTCTGGCGAAATACGTGCTGGGGTTCCACCCTCGGCACTGGGCTGGTCATTACTTAGAATATAAGTTTGGCTGGTATCCTCTCGCTATGGATGTCTACAATGCTTCGAAGGAATTGTCACGGCAGTCGCTTCAGATCCAAAAGGTCAAAGGGCGAGCTAAAGTGGCTAACTCACGCACTTCTGTAACCGTCTCCAACGGTTTGCGGAAACGCAGCGTGTTTTATTCCTCTCGACGTACAGAGATAGGTGCGGTGTATACCGCATCAAACTCGACGGTTGATGCAATCGGCCGATGGGCAAGCTTGAGCCCAGCTTCAGTCGCATGGGAGCTCCTTCCGGGGAGCTGGATTGTCGACTATATGATCAACATCGGTGGCGCTCTGCGCTCACTTGAATCTTCCTTGGTCTTGAGCGGTGGGTCCCAGAATGGATACTTGTCGCAAGGAGCCTTGGATAGAGTTGATACATATGTCAGCGGCACGGGAGTGCGTGCCGGTAGTCGTCTTTACTCTGGAACCAAGTATGGTTACACGGAGAACAAGACGTTTACGAGGTCCGTCCTACTGGGCGTACCCTCACCAGAAGTGCCGAGGTTCAACTCGAACTTAGGTGCTACTCAGCAGCTTACCGTGGCTGCGCTTCTCGGGTCCTTCCTTAATACGGGGGGATCTAATGTTGCAAAAGAACGGAGGGTATCTAATGCTCGACTTGATGAAATGCTCAGGAATCTGCGGAACGGCCCTCGGGTCTGGTCCTCTAATCCTGAACATCGCAATTAGTCACGTGGGTACAATCGCGGGTTTTAACCCTTAACCTCTCCTATAGAAAGGCAGCATCATGGCCGCCGTTAGTAATATCGTCCTCACGGACGCTCAGGCAACCCCTGTAAATCACACTTTTATCCCCCTAGGCAAGGACGCTAAAGGCGTCTGGTGGTTTGAAGACCAAAGCGGAGACTCCGCGATTGGTTACAACCGCCTATCTATCTCTATTACGCGGCCTTCCCAGGCAGCTGTAGGACAGGTAGATAAAGGTGACCGGGTTAACCGTGTACGAATCGGGATCTCGACTCCGAAACCAGAGACGTTGGGTACTGGTGGAAATGGCTTCGTGCCTGCTCCTACTCTCGCCTACGTCGAACGGTTTTCAGCCGAGTTTATTCTCCCGGATCGTGGCAACCTTCAGGGCCGCAAGGACTTGCGTAAATACGCGTCCACGCTGCTTGCAAACACTCACGTGGTGAATGCAGTTGAACTCCTCCAGAACATCTATTGATCGTTTTATTGACGCCATGCTCTTCATTGCAGCATGTGCAGTCGGTGCTTCGGTTTTGGTGTTCTTTCTAAAGTTCTAACTTAAGGTTGAAAAATGGAAAAGTCTTCCGACGTTCCAGTCGAGAAACGCGTCTTCCGACGCCTTCTTCGAACGGTTAATTCACAGTTAGCAAGAGATCTCATGGGGAAAAGCGATCGAGAGGTCGCTCAGTACCAGATTGATCCGGCTAACTACCATTGTGCTTTAGCTTTCAATGATGACTATGCTCTAGTTAAGTACCTTTCGAAATGGAAGGGTTTAGCAACGGGTATTGATACAACGAAAGTTGCACTCCGCAGTTTTGCTGCTGCGGAAGAGAAGTGCGCTGCCACTAATAGGCGGCTCAGGAACCGCAATAGCTCGATTGTTGATCCCGTACTTCACGGGGCCAGTCGACGCATTGCTAAGTTACTTGGGCCGTTCGACGAGTGGAAGACACGACTCGATGGAGGGTGGGGTCCAGGCGCTACCGAGGAATTCAAATTCCCGGAGGCTTACCTCGACAGAAAAATAGCAGACGTACCGTTTTCTGTAACGGCACATGCCATCGACGAGTTCATCGCCGCGATCAAAAGCGATAGATGTTGGGTGGAAGTCCTCCTTGGACAGTCACCTTGTGGAGATTTCTCTTTCACAAGAGGGGTTTTCAATGTCGTCCCTGGCAGCCGTATCACTACAGTAGAGAAGGACGCGAAGACTAAGCGTACAATTGCTGTCGAGCCTCGTGGGAACATGTTCCTGCAGAAGGCCGTTGGCAATCACGTTAGGTCTCTCTTAAAACGCGTTGGAGTAAATCTCGACGACCAGAGTATTAACCAGCAGCTTGCTGCTGATGCTCACAGTCGCGGATTGGCGACGATTGATCTCAAATCAGCGTCGGACTCCACGTCAATAGAGTTGATATATCTCTTATTCCCGTTTGAGTGGGCTCTTTATCTGGACAAAATCCGGAGCAAGAGTTACACCATGGGGAAGGGTTACCATCCTTTCCAAAAATTGTCCTCGATGGGCAATGGGTTTACATTTGAGATAGAATCCCTCATTTTCTGGGCTCTCACTGCGGCCGTTCGCGACCTGGGTGAGAAAATGGAAGATGAGAAACGGGTTTGCGCCGTTTACGGCGATGATATCATTTGTCCGCAGAGTGACGCTGCCGTTCTTGTAACGGTGCTTAATTACTGTGGTTTTGATATCAATCTCGAGAAGAGCTACCTCTCAGGTCGCTTTTTCGAGAGTTGCGGTCGACACTACTTCGACGGATTGGATGTGACACCAATCTATCAAAAGGAGATCGTCGAGTGTGAGCTTTCGCACATCCGATTCTACAATCGGCTAGCACGATGGGCGCTCAAAAGGCGCTTAGTACATGATTTTGAGCCTAGGTTTACTCCAGTTCTGAATTATGTTTTCGGCTACGTTCGCAATCAAGAGAACCTGCCTTTACTTCCTTTGGGAGCGGAGGGAGAATCCGGCTACTTAGTTGGTCTGAATCGATTAGCGTCTACACCTTCGGGCGAAAACGTACGATTCTGTCCCAACCGAGGCTGGAAAGTTCCTACCGTGGCACGGGCTCGCAGGGATCGATATCCTGCAAATGAGCTCGCGTTGTACGCACTTAACTTGCGCGTACGTGATGGTCAACCCGTCAGCACCCTCCTTGTGAAAGGTAATGCTGACGCATTCGACGGCAACATCGAATGTCGATCGGATGATGACACACGCCCCTTCGAAAGGGGCACACGTTGGGTTTTCCCAACGTCGGTCGTCACCTTGGATTAAGTACCCAAGGTTGAAGGGCCTAATGGCCTATAAAGCGG